GTCAATGGTTGTGCTTTGGCTCTTGGCGGTTATGAGTTTCTCGTTCCGCACCACTATATCACTTGGTATCTTCAGAACTTGGAAGATGATGAGATTCTCATTTTTGAGAATTGTTTTAATCCTTCTGTTTCCTTTAACATTCCGGTCTCTTGTATGAGAGAACATGTTAAGGTCTCAGAGGGACTCAAAGATCTTTCGGTTTTTTCCGTTCCGAGAGATTTGATGAGTAGTAGGGCAAATCTCATGACTAAGTGGATGACGCAGGCTGACCTCTATAAAGAGAGGGACTGGACTGTGCGCATTGATGTTCCTAGAGAGCAACGTTTGGTGGCCTATGTCACCCAGGGCACGCTTCATAAGAAAAAGCAAGTGCTTGGGCCGAATGGTGAGTGTTATGATGTGAACTGTCTTCTTTCTTATGAGGCCCCTACTAGGAGAGGAGATTGTGGGCGACCTTTATTTGTCCTAGACAAGACTGTCCCTGGAAGAAAGATTGGAGGAGTTCACGTTGCAGGGCGTGAAGGTGCTGTTGGATTTTCTGTCCTTGTTTCAAAGGAGGAGATTGAAGCCGCTTTGGCTTGCATACCAAAGAGGATAGTTCCCGAGGCTAGGAAGGATGGTGTAGGCAACGTGATTGTTGCTGAAGGGAATTTCCTCTCTCTTGGCAAACCCATTTACCCGGTTAAAGGCTCTGGAAAGTCGTGTTACGAGAAGTCAGAACTTTTCGAAGCTTGGGGAGACAGTCCTTACGACCTTTCTGTCTTGAAGCCTGTCGTCAGAAATGATGTTTGGGTGGATCCTTATGTGAATGCGATAGGAGTCTATGGGGAAAAAGGTCCCTATGTTGATAGGTCTCTCCTAGCTAATGTCACTTATAGTGTTTCAAAACACTTTGCTGCAACTTCCGCTGGCTCTTCATTTAGAAGATTGCTCACATTGGAAGAGGCAATTGTTGGTGTTCCAGGCGAGTCCTTTTTAGACTCCGTAAACAGGAGTTCTTCTGCGGGGTATCCTTACTCTAAAGGAGGAAGAGGCAAGTACCACATCTTTGGTGATGGGCAAGAGTTTGACCTAACTGGCCCTCTTGCGGTGGAGGTTAAGAAGGGTGTCGTCGTGACCATTGAAAAAGCTAAGAAAGGCGTCAGGTGTGAACATTACTACACCGACTTCCTTAAGGACGAGCGTAGGAAGAAGGCGAAGGTTGAAGCTGTGAAGACCAGGTTGGTGAGTGGAGCGTCCCTCATACACACTCTTTCCTGCAGAGTTTATTTCTCTGCTTTCATAAAGAGTGTGCATGATCATGCCATTCTTAATGGCACGGGTCTTGGAATGAACGTCTACAGTGAAGACTGGAACGTGTTGGCCCATCTATTAAAGTCTAAAGGACCTGATGTGTTTGACGGAGATTTTACACATCTTGATGCATCAGAGAACGTTCAGTTCATTTCTTCTGTACTCGACATTGCCAATGATTGGTACGGAGATGGCAACGATGACATCAGGAACGTCCTTTTTGAGGATGTTAAAAATTCTCTGCATGTCAAGGGCGACCAGACTTATGAGTGGTTACAATGTAACCCATCTGGGCAGTTTTCTACCTCTATCACGAATACGGTGATTGTACACATCCTCTTCCGTTTGGTGTGGGTGGTTGTACATGGGGGCGACTTGTCCTCACTAGATATCTTCGATGAACATGTCTACCTTTGCGTCGTTGGAGACGATAATATCACCAATGTCTCTGCAGAAAAGGCTTCCATTTTCAATCAGGTTGTGTTCGCTGAAGTCGCTTCAAAATTTGGGTTCATTTACACTCCTGCGTCCAAGGACGGTAATTTTGTACCCACCACTTCTTTGGAAGAGTGCACTTTCTTGAAACGCAAGTTTCGATTCGAGAGTAAGATTGGGAGATACGTTGCGCCTTTAGAGTTAAATGTGATCTTGGAGATGCCATATTGGAGGAAGAAAGGCCCGGCCCCCAAGAGAACCACAATTCAGATTGTGGAAACAGCCTACATGGAGCTGGCAATCCATGGTAAGGAGGTTTTTGACCTCCACTTCAGTAAAATGAACGCCGCCGTACATAGGGCGTTCGGCGTGCTCCCGGAAAGGAGAGGTTGGAAGGATTATTTCCTTGCCTCCACCGAGTACGAGGCACGTTATTAAGTGCGGGACACACAATGTAATATACTAGATTCTCTGTGTTTAAATTTCCATCGGCTGTAAATAGAGTTTTTGAAGGAAGTTGTGTGTATCACCGTGTGTATTTACACTTACGGAGCAGGATCGGTGGAGGGCAGCCCCCTCGTTATCCAGCCAACCGGTGGTCGAGAAGTCTTATGAGTGTAGGGCTTCTTTAAATATCTCACTTGCTGTTTATACTTTAGATAAAATGTTGACGATATTTGATGCACTGACTGAGGTGCAAAATATTATAATCCAGGCTCAGTCGCAGCGACCAAAGTCTAGGGTCGTAAGACACCCTAGACCACCCCCATTGCCACATGCTCAAATGAATGTTGAATACACTGCGCCAGACAAGAGGGCTCCTATCCAGGAGAACCCTCGAGTCGAATCTGACTATTCTGTGGCCAATGCTTCTGGCACTACGAATATTGAAGATCAAGCGGTCTCCAAGACAACCTCTTATACTGTGAAGGACTATGAGAGAGATATTTTGAGCTCCGCTTCTACTAACTATGAACAAGGCATAAGAGAATTTCTGGCCAAGCCCTATAGGGCTGCTTTTGGTGAGTTTTCTCCCACAACTACCTCTTTACCTTCATTTATGATGCAATTGGGTCTTAATTATGGAGATTTGCTTTCTTCAAATCCTGTGTGGAAGGATAAGTTGAAGGGATTTCTTGGTATAAGGGCCACTTTGGTGTGTAGGCTCTTAGTCAATGGAAACCCATTTCAACAGGGTCGGTTGGTCCTTTTCTACCAACCAATGTATGATGAACTGACTGGTCTTCCAACGAACATGGAAAACTATAATCACATAGCTAATCTAACTACCGTTAGTGCTCTACCTCATGTAGAGTTGGATATTGCTTGTGACACTGAGTCGGTCCTGGAGATACCTTATATTTCCCTCATGACGCACCACAACATGCTAACCAACCAGGGGGGTTGGGGCAGGCTATTTTTGGCAGAATGGCTACCATTTAATTATGGTAGTGGCTCATCTGCCGCTTCTTGGGAGCTTTGGATTTCCCTGAAGGATGTTGAGCTTGTCGCACCATCAGTTGTGAATGTCGAATCGGCTTTGCTACAAGCACAAATGGCCCCTCCTAAGAGGAAAACGAAGAAGAGGCCAGATCCCTCAGATCAAGAGATAATGCAGAAAGGCCCAGTGGAAAGCTTTTTAAACGCCACGTCCTCTGTAGCTGACACATTGTCTAATGTGCCGATACTGTCTTCTATAGCTGGCCCAGTTTCCTGGGCAGCGGGTATTGCTTCCAACATTGCAGGATATTTCGGTTGGTCAAGACCGCTTTCTCAGGATGCTCGTGTGGTCGTGAATAGGTCGAAGTATCAACAAACGAATGTCGCTGATCAAAAAGAGGTGGCTTCCACGCTTGGATTGTTCTCAACTAACAAAGTCAGAATAGAACCAAGCTTTGGAGGCTTAGATATGGACGAGATGTCTATCGACTACATAAAACAAGTATATGGTGTTGTAGATTCTGGTTCTTGGCCCACTACTAGTACTTCTGGAACGTTGCTGTGGTCTTTTAATCTTAAACCAGTTAATGCAGCATCTAGTGTGGTCGTTGCGGGAGATCCTTATCTCGCACCCACCTCTTTGGCTTTCTTAGGTGGAATGTTTGACATGTGGAGAGGAGGATTTAAGATTAGGTTTAAGTTTGCAAAAACCAATTTCCATTCTGGTAGGTTGGTCCTAGCTTTTACCCCTGGGTTCTTTAATGATTCTAGTGGTGGTGCTGGTGGAGCGCTTTTTCCCGCCAATCTCCAAGCGACGGACTATTTGCATAGAGAGTTTATCGATCTGAGAACAGGACATGAGTTTGAATTCATAGTACCTTTTGTTTCTTTGTATCCTTATTTACAATTGTCCCAGGATATGGGATCATTATCTCTTTATGTCATGAATCCTCTTAAAGGGCCAGACACAGTGGCTCAGTCGGTGAGCTACACTATAGAGATGGCTGGGGCTGAAGACATGGAGTTTGCTAGACCGATAAATCCCGTGTTCGTTCCTGCCATAAGGGTTGCTTCTTTTAAGGAAACAGGTGGTAGAAAATTGTCTTCTCTGTTTGGGACTTGGAGGAAGAAACCTTCCATGGTGGAAGACCATCCACTTGAAGCTCAAATGGAAACAGGAGCTGAATGTAAGGTCACAGTGGCCAAACCGATTGGAGGTTCCGGTGTCAAAGAGATGAACACGTGTTTCGCAGAGGTGTGTATTGGAGAACAGATTAAGTCTGTGAAACAGTTGATGTTGAGGACGACATTTTCGACTCCCTCTATAGGTGAGTTTGGTCCGTCTTTTAGACCATTTCAGGTAACTCCAGCTTCCTCCACCGGAGAACTTTATCCAGGCTTTATGGATTGGTACTCTGTCATAGCCCCAGCTTTTGCATATGCTAGGGGTAGTATGATTGTTAGATTGTGTGTAGACAGCACCAATGT